CTGTAGATTCAGCCCCGCCAGCAGCCTCGGTGCATATGCTTCCGGAGAATCAAGTTCATCAATACGTTTGACTAACTCGTTCGGCGTAAAAATTCTCAGTCCGTATTCATCAAAAATCGCATCTCTAAGCGAAGTATCAGTCCATTCAAGATCATTTGTGATAAACGCCTCAGAATCAGTTGCTATCGCAACTGCAATATGCCTGATATCAAACCATGTGTTTGACCCCTTGGGACATGGTTTGATTTTATTTATTCTGTCGGAAATTTCCGCCACACGGTTCTCATCAATTCCATACAAAATTGTGAAATGGCTTTTTGCGTATTCCCGTTGATCGTTTCGGACAGTTTTATCGCTCTGTTTATTGACTTCAGAAAGAACATCCGGCGATATATGATAGTCCACATATTCCCGCAAAAAATCTTGCTGTAAAGCTATACTTCTCGGCTCACTGCAATATAGATCTATTACAACATTGGTATCAAGCACAACCTTCGCCAGCGAATCTTCATTTTTATACAGCGCAGAAAACAGGTTCTGCATCTCTGTATTGTGTCGATTCCAAATTGTCAAAATCGTTTTCTCGCGCGTTGCACGGCCATCCCGCTCGCCAATCGGTTGAAATCCAAGCGAAGTCCAGAAACTTTCCAATCCGTAATCACGCCGACATGATAATTGAAAATCCGAAGCAAATTCTTTTTCTTTTGCAACTAACGCATCCATTAATTGCTTCGCGTATCCTTTTCCTCGGTATTGTTGGCCTACACACAACTGAACAATAATACACGTCGTGTTTTTATATCGATACATAATGTATGCAATCAATGATGTATCTTCTATGTTCACCAGCCCAAGGATTCGCTTTTTCTCTGCATAATCATTGAACGCCTGCTCCGGAAGAAATCCCACCGTTGCATGCGACTGATCACCCAAAGCAATAACTTGTCTCAGATAAGGTGATTTCTTATCAATCGAAATAGTCTCAACATTTTTTGCTTCCATCGCTATTTCCTCTTACAGTCATCTTCTTAACAAATTTCAGTATGGATTTGCATAAATGTGCGTAGGGATGCATATTCTTTGAAACTATTTTGATTATACCAGATATTCTCTAGCACGTCGATATTTCTTTTGTGCCTTTTCTGTTCCTTTCTTTTTTGCGCTGCCGCGCATCGTATATTTCGCCGTTTTGCGAATAGCCTGCTACAATATTTTGTGGTATGATTGCCCCGTTCGTTTGATTCTTGCGAGGGAGGAGCAATCATGCAGTACACCGATAATGAAGCCGCCCTGATTGGCGGCCTGATCTCAACTTATTTCTTTCAGCCTGCCGTGTCTGCGTCTTTGAAGGATGCTTACAGCCGCGTTCTGGAGCATCTGCACCAGAATGCACTCACGTTCTCTGACCTTCAGCAGATCCGAAAGGCTGTGAATTTTCTGATGCCAATGTGCCAGGTCAACCGGCAGACGCAGCGGGAGCTTATGGGCATCAATGTGCGAACAACTGCGCTGCTGAATACGGTAAGCCAACAATAAATTGCGCTATATGTTTACATACCAAAGAAAGGCACGGTATCATGACCGTGCCTTTCTTCGGTATGATTCAATTAGTGTAGTCGTACTGCACTGAAAAATAATTCCGCAGAGGTGTATGAATGACCATCTTTCCAAGCAAGTCAAGACGTACACGCCCGAGAAAAATAAAGTTCATCGGTCTCCCTGTGTTTCCAATCACGCCCAATTCATATAGCTTATTTAATACTTCGGTAAGTCGGGCACTGTTGAGTAAAGTAGGAATGCGCGGATCGAATTTTCCAAGCTGCGCTATTCGCTTAGAAAGATCATCGTAGGAGAATGGTATTCGAATTCTGTTTAATAGAGCAAAGATACAGTCTACTTCATCTTCAGAAAAAGACAGTCTCAATTCATCCTTAATCTCTGTCCACATCAACTCTGAATACTCTTGCTGCGCTTTGTCAAATACTTCTTGTGTAAATTTCTCCGTTGTATCAATTTGATTATTGATCGATGACATCATTCGGATGATGTCTCGTGGTCTATATAACGAATTATTTAGAATATATTTTCGAGTTTCCTCTCCATTGATTTCCTTGCAAAAATAAGTTTCCCAAATATTATCTGTTAATGGAAAGCCAAACATCTGCTCCGAAGCATGTATCTTGCTTTTTACAATTGTGAGTAATGGGTTATCTGTATAATCGCCCCCTCGCTGGAACCAGTTAATTTCAATACCTCGGTCTTCAATGGATTTTGTTAATTCATACCCAGCCGAACGAACATTTCTTAATACTTCGCTACGAATTGCGGCAATTATATGAATGTCCATGCCATTATTGGCGCAAACAGCATTCATATCATCTATAGCAATGATTAAGTCGCGAACCAAATCCACATCTTTATTAAACTGATATTTGTTCCGCACAGAAAGCTCTAGTTCATCCATCAGTACATATACCGGCGAAACCCAGAACTCTAGCTGTGCAAAGAGCTGATATATTTTTCTTGATAATTTGGCATAGTTAATTCTTTTTTTGCGTGAATCAAATTCCAGCTCCAGCTTAAGCGAAGCAGAAAGTTTTTCAGCAAAAGCAGCCGTCAGTTCAATATTTCCTTTCTTTATTTTGGGCATTACTATCGATGGCTCGTTATTCTCCCCATAAATACACTTCAAAAGGGAGGTTATCAACTGATAGTTTTCCGTTTCTCTAAAAACGTGATACTCTCCGGCGCTTGCTCTTGTAATAATCTGGTTGATTAAAAATGTCTTCCATCCCAATACATAGGATGTCTGCGGCATAATTGTTGAAGCATCAAGTTCACTCTCAAGTAATGGTTTGAAAGCTATTTCTTCAAAATCATTTTTGTCAATTTGTTCAATCTCAGATTTAAAACGGATAGGGAATACTAAGTTCTTTCGATCGTCTGAGAAATGACATTCAAGATACTTGAGAAGGGCGGATTTTCCTGTCCCCTTTTTCCCACAAATAAAAAATCTGCTTCCAGAAATGAAATCCTCAACATGGTATTTGGGATTTGAAACAAATGAGTCCACAAAGAATTTTTGCCCAAATGTGTTAAGCTCATTGAATGCATCCGTTTTTCCAAATACGATCTTGTTTAATGGCATTCTTTCCATATAGTACTCCTGTTTGACGCGCAAGAATTTGAAACAAACACACTTTCAAGTATTTGTTGTACAGTTTGCGTTCTGATTTGAAGCAGTTGATTTGATGTTACGGCGTTATGTTTAATTCTCTGCATAGTCAACTTTTTTGTAGAGCAGGCAGATAGCCTAACGCCAATAATGGGCGAAAACAGCGGAATCGCAACAGAAACATTTACGCTCATGTACAACAGACAGTTAGCAAAAACTCTTTTTTATCAGATGCCGAGTAAACTGCAGTTTCCCGTGTGTTGTTGGCATTGCTCATATTATTGCTATCTTATAACGTGGATAATCGTTGCAGTTCCAGCCTTCTATAATGGGACAAATCCCCTTTATATTTGTTATTATACACATATTTTCCACAAGAATCAAGGCTGATTCAAGGCAAGTTTACCATTGCCTGCGCGATATAGAATGCATTTATCCGTTTTGCTATTGCTCCGATAGGCCGCTGTTTTCTACATATGCTGCATCTCATCCATTTTCACGTTGTCTTCCTGCACATTGCCGCGCATATAGGCATCGAACTGCTCAGAATACTGTTCGTATTTTTCACCGCCGATTTCTTTCAGAAAGTCCTCCTGGAACACCCACAGGGGATATTCGCAGTAGCCGCTGATTTTACTGTAGCCGGTATCCTGCGCGATTTCGTCGGTAAGGAGCTGTGGCGCGAACGGGCAATTGTTGGCGTCGATATATGCGCAGTTTTTCAAGGTAAGAAACTCTCCGAAGGACACCGTGAGAACGGCGTATTGCTCGGTCACGTTCTCATTTTGGTTCACCTCATCAAGGACAATTGCCAGTCCCGGCATTTGCTTCCCCATGTAATCGCGCGTGTCGTACAACTCGACCCGCAGCTTCAGCCGAATTTTTCCTCCCACTATAGAAATTTGAAATTTCAAATGTTATTTTTCCCTCCTATGACCAGATAGGGCAAAGAAAAACACGGTTCTGTGGCCGTGTTTTTCCTTGCCTTATTTGAATGTCCTAACGATCAACGAAGCACGATTCCGGCTTTCTGCGGAAACTGCGGATCGGCTTTCGTCAGTGACAGAAGCCTACATGCTGCGCCTTCCGGGTGATTTCGCCCTGCTTCCCATGCCTCAACCGTTTTCTGCGATACGCCCATGTACTCTGCAAACGACCGCTGCGTCAGACCGGTGCTGTTGCGGATTCTCTTGATTTCATCCGCCTGATACTTCTCAACCGGCACAATGGTAAGTTTTGTTGTCTTGGCTGGAAGCGTTCCTTTCTCAAAGGCAATTGCTTCCTCCAGCCCCAGCTTGATTTTATCAAAAGCGCTCATATCATGACCTCCTGTTCTCATCGAGCTGCTGCTTCAAAATGCCGACCAGTTGCTTCAGCGTATTGCGTTCCGCTTTTGATAGGTTATCCTTTTCATTCTTAGGATATGCCGTCAGCAGATACAGCTTTTCATAGACTTCAAAATCCACATAAATCACGCGCACACTGCCGCTTTTGCCTTGCTGCTCAAATGCGAAGCGCATCTTACGGACGCCGCCGGTTTCCCGCATGACTTTACCGACCTTGGGGTCTGCAAGCAGTTCCTCCTGCAATCTTCGAAGATCGTCATCGTCCAGCCCCATCGCTTTCCATTCCTTCCGGAACGACGGAAGTTCTACAAATATCCTTGTCATTGCTCCACTCCTTTGTATGTAGAATACCCTATTAAATAGGGTTTGTCAAGCGGTTTTTGCAATTGCCTGATGGCTCCCGCATCCCCCTGCGCATATACCATATTTACTTTCTCTCCAATCGCTGTTTGATTTCCGCGCCGCCCTTGATCCGCACCAGAATCTCGTCAGCGGAGCGGACGGTCACGCGCTCTACGATCTGACGGACGGCGTTTTCGTTCCATTCCGTAATCGTGGATGCGGAATTCTCTACGGCTTGCTCTGCCTGCTTCATGCGGGTGCAGACGTGGTCAGCATCGGTTCTGCTTTGCAGAATTGATTCCTTCTGCTTTTTGAGGGAGGTCTGCTCAGCAAGGATTTCCGCGAACTGCGCGTTGCAGGCTTCTTTGTCTTCCGCATCGATGGCTTCTGTCAGAAGCTGTTGGAACTGCTCATCTAACTGCGCCAGTCGGCGCTCGATGTCAGCAAAGCTCATGGTCTGCCCCTGTACAGGCAGCAGCTCCAGAGAGACTGCGTTTTTGATACGGTCGAGCAGTACAGGTTTATCAATCATAGCAGCGTTGATCGCTGACAGGATCGCGTTTTGCAGCGGTTCTTCCTTGATTGTCGGGGAATCGTGGCAGTATTTTGTGCCGTAGTTCAGACGGCTCATGCAGCGCCAGACAGGGTATTTCCGCCCAAGGGATGTCCATGTGCATCGGCGGTAGAGCGTGCCGCACTCGCCGCAGACGAGTCGGTCCGATAAGGCGTATTTGCTTGTATAACAGGAACGTCCTGTCACAGCCGTTTTGGATGGGCTGCGCAGGGCGCTCCGGCGGGCCATTTCTGCTTTCACTGCATTGTACTGTTCCCGGCTGACGATGCCCTCGTGATGGTCTGGCATATAGTATTGCGCCATCTGACCGACGTTCTTAATGACCTTCTTGCTGATCACATCTGTGCGGAACGTTTTCTGGAGCAGGACATCGCCGCAGTATTTTTCATTTGTCAGGATGCTCTTGATAGATGTCGTTGTCCATTTTGATTCTCCGAGAACCGATTTGATCTGATTTTCTTCCAGCCAGTCTTGCAGATTTCGCAAGCTGGCGCCGCTCTCATATCGCTTGTAGAGTTCGCGCACGATCTCTGCTTGTTCTGGGATGACGCGGAATTTGCCATCTGCGTCTTTTTCATATCCATAAAGCCGGTAACAGGGAACCTTGAGCGTGCCAACTTTTGCGTGCATCTGCCGGCCGCGCCGAATGTTGCCGGAGATGGATTCGCTTTCGGACTGCGCCATCGCACCGTACATCGTGATCATGAATTCGCTGTCCGCTGGAAGCGAGTTGATATTCTCCTTCTCGAAGAGAACCCCGATGCCAAGCTGCCGGAGGATGCGCGTATAGTTGATGCAGTCGAGCGTGTTGCGGGCAAATCGTTGGATGGACTTTGTAAGGATGAGGTCGATCTTTTTCTGTTTGCATTGGCGGATCATTCTCAGGAATTCTGTGCGCTTTTTTGTGGATGTGCCGGTGATGCCTTCGTCTGCAAAGATGCCAGCCATCGTCCATTCTTTGTTGGACATGATTTTATCGGTGTAGTATTCGCACTGCGCTTCATAGCTGCTGGCCTGTTCTTCCTCTTTCGTGGAAACACGGCAGTACGCTGCCACACGAAGCTGCTTTGTGACTGTAGTCGTTTGCTGTAATTCTGGCTTGGGTGGAATGATAATGACGCGCGGTTTTTCGTCTGTCATACCAAATCGTCCTTTCCGATGATCTGTCCGTTTTTGAGCTGCAAGCGCACCGCCTGGCGCGTCACCAGCACGGCAGAGACGGCACTTTGCAGTAACTCTGCATTGAGCTCTGCCGTGCATTCGAACGCCGCGAACAGCCGCCGCAGGCGCTCTGTTTCATATTCTTCGTTGCCAATGGCATCGTATTGCTCCTGCGCCAGCTTGCAGATCAGGCTTCTGGCAGTGTCCTCGTCGAGCGGTTGGGTGTTCAGGATCTCGTCCAATTCAGCCTGCGCGGTGCTGTTCGGTGCAAACTGTTTTTCAGGCTGTGTGATGCGCTCCGGCTGCTCTGCCAGCCTGCCGAGCAGATGTACGACCTGCTGCTCGATCTCCGGCGTAGGCAGTTTGGAGCAGACACGCTTGAGCGCCTTCTGCGCAGGTGTCCGCGCTGGCAGACGCTGCTTGGTCTGGCGCTTCTCGACGGCTGCTTCAAATAATTTTATGTCAACTAATCTCGGATAGCTGTCTGCCCCAGTGTACTTGGTGTTTTCCAAGATTCGTGCGATCATGTTCTTGTTCCACGACTTGCCCTCGTCGTAAGCGGGGCCGGTTTTGCTCATCTGTTCTGCGATTTCCTTCAGCGACGCGCCAAGCGTGTATTGCAGGAAAATGTCCTGCACGGCTTTTGCCTCTGGCTCGTTTCGGACGATCTCGCCCATGCGCATTTGATACCCAAATGGCAGCTTCCGATTTCCCATCAGCGTCTTGTCCTTTCGATTTGCTCTAGCAGCTCCAAGCCGTTTTTCAGCCGAAACCGCAGGCACTCGTTGCTGTCTACGATAATTCTTTCAACAAGCGCATCGAACAGCTCCGCATCAAAGTCGTCGAGGAAATCCGGCCCGTCCTCCAGTGCGTCCATGAGATCGCGGGTGCGGTCTGCCAGATCGTCGCTGTCGGTGTCGAGAAGCCTTGCTTTTTCCTGTTTCAGCCTGCGGAGCTGTTCGCTGAGTTTGTTGTTGGAAGATATAAAAGTATCAGGATCAACGCCGCCCGCCTGTTGAAGCTGGGTTAGGAATTGAACCTGACTAAGAACATCGGATATTTTTTTGTTGAGGGAGATCACGTCCTCGCTCCAGAGCATTCGACTGTAGCGGATCTTTTGGAGGTTTGAGAGCATCTGTGTGAAGATGGGGTCGCCGTGGTGTTTGAGTTTGTAATATAGACGGCAGAAAGCCTGCTCCATGATTTTTTCCTGCACAGGCAAATTAGCACATGACTTCTTATCTTTGCTATGCGTTTTACAAACCCAATAGATTATGCCGTTTTCCTCTTTTGATCTTAGTTTTCCACCACACATTCCGCAGAAACAGTTCCCTCTTAAATTGCTCTGGCGCATGGTGATGGCGCATCCGTTTCGCTTTTTCCGGCACTCGCGTAATGCCTGTACCGCCTGAAATTGTGCTCTATCGATAATTGCCGGATGTGTATTTTCTACATAATATTGCGCCTTCTCACCATTGTTTCTTACTTGCTTCGTTGGCAGCGTATCCGTCATATAGAATTTTTGTAGCAGTCGATCCCCGATATATCGCTCGTTCCCCAAAATATAGGAAACTGCAGTTTTACACCAGATTTTCTTATCGCTGTTTTCATGACATCCAGCGTTTAACTCAAGCACAATTTTTTCGATACTAACGCCTGACAAATAGAGGTCAAAAATTTGACGCACTATCTGGGCTTCTTCCTGATTTATCTTCATTTTCTTATCGCAAAGTTCATACCCGAATGGAACGGATGCTGTCATATAAGTTCCATCCTGCATCCGATTCTGGACGCCCCATCTAACATTGCCTGAAATCGACTCGCTGCCTTTCTGAGCCAACGACGCCATGATCGCCGTGACCATTTCACTGGACACCTTACTGGTGTCGATGCCCTGTTCTTCGAACAGAACACTGACACCCAATTCTTTCAGTTCCCGGACGGCCGCAAGACAGTCTTTCGTATTGCGGGCAAATCGGGAAATGCTCTTGACCAGAATGCGGTCGATCTTTCCTTTCCGGCAATCCTGCATCATGCGCTGGAAGTCCTCACGTTTTTCAACCGACGTGCCGGTGATGCCCTCATCGGCATAAATGTCAACCATTTCCCAATCTGGGTTATTGAAAATAAGCTCGGAATAATATTGATTCTGGACGCGATAGGAATTGAGCTGATCCTCACTGGAGGAGCTGACGCGGGCATACGCTGCGACGCGCAGTTTTCGTGCGACG